CTCAATTTAAAGGCTAGAGCTAGCGAGGGTCTAATCTCATCGTCGACCAATTCTACCGCGAACCTCTCCTCGAGGATTGGCGGTTCGTGGTCGATCGTGGGTGTCCGGAGGTCGACGTGGACGTTGTCTGGCATCGCCACGGGGACGTCGGGACACTGGCAAAGTGGTGACAGAGTCGCTTGTCTGCATCGGGTATTGAAGCTGGCCATTTACGGCCACAACGGAAACAACCTCGATACGACCATGGTTATTATCATGGAGTGAGTCGAGTTCCGCTAGGTTGGTAGCTGCTTGAATGCGACAAACCAAGGATTTTATGTCGCAAACGGGAATTTCTTCCCGCCAAGAGATGGCTTCATAGGCCCGTTCGCGCGTCAATTGCGGCCAACCGCCAAGTTCGGGGCATTGGTTCCGAAGCCATACAAAGTACGGTGAATCGGCATCAATAACCCCTTCTTGGCGGACGAACCGCAAAACTGCGCGACACCAATCAGATACGACGGGGACGGCTGGATCGAGGGAAAGGTAACCAACAGCACGGTTGGCTAGCGCTTGCCCATCGGAGATAGTTGGTAGTGCAAAACTAAGATGTAATTTGCGCCACGTACGCAACGGATCCTGTATGCTTCCGTTGCATCCAGCCCCAGCATCGTAAAACACGCGCCCCAAAAAGTTGACATGGCCGTCCTCTCTACGGATGCACTTGAGTGTTAACCCAAGGTGTCCTGCAGCGCGTTCGAGGTAGACAGCCTTAATCGGGGAGACTCCGTCATCGCCAGCGGCGGCGCCGAGCAAGTCATAAGCCATTTGATGGTTTAGACCCGCTTCGCGACCAGCGCAATACGAGACGAAGGTGCATGTATTGGTGTTGCTATCGGTAGTCAATGGAGAACCAGAGAGTACCGACGACTCAGGCTCGTAGGCCAATCCATTACTGGTGCAAGCGCGCGGGTTGATTTCCGCTTGAAGGAGGGAGCTCAATTCGGTCTTAAACCGCTCCGCGACCCAAGCGAGGTATGAAGCTCGCTCGACGTGGGTTCTCAACCATCGGGACACAGTCCCGTCTAGTCGCGAATAGTCGGTCTCAGAAAGCACTCTAAAGCTACGTGCCAGCGTAACTATGCGGTCCGCGATCTCAGCGGGCTTCTTTCCTGGCATATACCAGGGTTGCCGATACAACACGTCGCGCTTGAATGCGTAAGTATACGCACTCAATTGCAACGTGTGTTCGGCGCCCACGGTGGAAATATTTCGCGGATCGCCGGGTTTCTGATAGGACTCCCCCTTCATAAACGCGCGTACGGATACGGGGTTGACAGCCCCTATCCATTGCAGCACCTTGTCCGAGCGACCCCTCTGGGTAGGACGCGATTGCAACTCCACTACTTCCTGTATCTCCAATGGGGATCCCAACCCCTTTTTGTCACCAATGACCTCGTCGACGAACTGCTTGGCATAAGTCAAGTAGCGCGATGGCGGGGTAACATCGTTCAACACCTTAGTGACTCGCCCAGTCACTGAGGCGTAATCATTGTTGTAAGAACGATTCGGAACTAAGTCCGGTTTGGTGACAAGTGGCGGCGCCACGGCTCGGCCTAACTCCTTCCCATCCTCTGACACTAGAGGCAACGCATGTTGGTAGCGTAAGGGTTGGAGAAGGCCGGCACCACCGCTGGGCGCAGGTGGTGGCGCTTGAATTTGCTGTTTGGCAATTTCAAACAACGCCGGGGCGTCGACTGGTGCGGTATCAATGCGTTCATGGCGCAGATACCGCTCCACATCGGAGATATTCGGATGCTTCGAGTTGGAGATGCGGATCTTAATCGCTGTCCATAACTCGCAGGGGATGGTAGCACTGGACTCAGCAACGCCATATGTATTGAGGCCTAAGGAGATTAAATCTCCTTTGGGCGATCGATAAACATTGGCGAGAGCAGTACCGTAACGAAAGATACGTCGTGTGAGGGTTCGGATGGGGACCAGCCATCCAAACCAATTCACAGTAAGTATCGGACAGATAAGGACAAGTCGATGATGTCGATCAACTACCTTACTGTCAACGGTACAAAGAGTCCATTTCCACCACTTAACTCGCACGAAGACATAATCGTTGGAATAATCCCAGAGGGCGTGATCGTAACGCCGTCCGCCATTTACGTCCATGACGACGCCTTTGGACCGCAATGCGTACGAATACTCTTCACAAGAGTAACGCACTTCATCGGGCACAAAGGTGTAGATTGCCACAGGTCTATTGTGACGAATCCACACCGGCCAATCAACATAGTAATCGACATCAATCATCTTGATGATTGCATCCAAAGGAACGGGATCGTTCCGTGGTGCAAAGGCAAGATCTTTGTCGATATACCATTGGTGGTAGGTCGGCGCGTCTGGGTCGTCGCGTGCACTCGAGGAAACAACATAAACTTGTTTCCCCAAGCCACTGGCTAACTGATCAATAGCAACAGACGCCGATGTTCTGGCGGCTGCTGATTTCGCATGGCTATGACCAGGGGACTCAGATATCTTCGGCAGGGCTAATTCCCTCTGCCAGTACGCTCGTGTGGCCAGGTTGTCGTGCGAGGTGGTGAAGAAGCGCCACAAACAACCAGCCATCCGGATTGGCTTAGCGGCACGCAAGTCTTCGCCAGCGCCACGAAACTCACGCCAGATTTGGTATCCGACGAAAGTAACAGTGACTCCAGCGGCTACTTGCGCAACCACTCGCCCCTGCCATTTTGTAGGGTTGAGAATATCAACCAAGCCGTAAAGGCTCCAAGTGGGCAGCAACTCAGACTTCTCGATAACGTTGAGGTAACGGGACATATTTTCGCACATATTGAGAATTTCAAAAGGGAAAATGCTGTAGAC